ATATGCGCTAATAGTCTTGGTATATAGATCATCCCTAACGATCGCCATTATAGTAGGTCTGTTGAGCTTTCTATGAGCTATTAGGCGACGCTCCCCTGCAATAAGTACAAGGTTTTTGTCGACAGTTATTGGCTGTATTAGACCGTTGATTTCTATATTCTTGATTAAACTCTCAAGAGATTCCGACCGCTCATCAGTAATAGTACCCTTATCCTGGCGGGCGCGATCCTCAGGAACCTTGATATCTGCAAGAGGAATTTCACGCAGGTCCATTACTTGTTCCATCAATCTTCCCCTTCCAGCTCAAGCAGCAACTGTAACTGCTGCTCAGGTGTTAGCTTGCCAATATTCTTCTCAACCTTCTTCTTGCCTGCTTCGACGTTTTGGACCCGCTCTTTCTTCTCCTTAGGAGGAGATTTGCTGATCCGCCGATCCTTCCTGATCTGGCGGACGTACTCCCTCAACTCCTCCAAAGACATTTCCGTTATGTCTTTCTTTACTCCGCTCAGTCGATCCATTCTCCATCTCCTTGATTAGCCGATCCAACACATCATCCCGCAGATCAGCTAATACCTGACGGGGGCTAATCCTGTTGTTATATAGCGGGTTCTCCGTACTTATAGCTAAGCGCTCCGCAGCAGCCATACCCCTCTCTGTATCGAACCAATTTAGTGTCATATTATGCACAGTATAAATCCACCTAGATGATCTAATATGGTTCTCCAGTCTATGCATAAAGTCTTTTGATCTGCCTACATATAGTAAGACGCCGGCAGCATTATACATTCTATATATAGCAAATCCATACCTTCCATTTCTACTGTAACTTCCCCTTTGTGCGCCCATAAAACCCTCCAAAATTGAATGTCAGATGGAGCCGGGGGCTCCCCGACTCCACCTGATTGCGTTTATTTCAGACGTGGGAGAACCAAGCGGTTGTAAACCGTCCCGTCATCCCCCTCCTCTTGCTTGACCATCATCCGCCCTGTCTGCCCCTGCAGATCTTCCGTGTTGAAGCCATCCTCCTGATAGGGCACACTAAAGGCCTGGAGAAACCGCCTCTGATCCAGCAGCCGCATCTGCCGTTGATCCGGGGGAGTATCTTTGTTGACATAGGTGATCCAATGCCGTATCAGCGATGCATTGGGATACTGAGAGTCCTCAATCTTGATGAGGACAGTGACCATATCGTTCCCAGCCTTGGACTTACCTTCGTCAGCCCTATGGATGCGCAGATCGTACATGCCCTCAGGCACCGCTTCCGGCTCTTTGGCATCGTTCAGCGGTTGCTTAATAAAGCCCATGCGTATTCTCCTACTTGTTAACCGTTGTCAGCCTTGGGGCACCCTTGGCTCGGGCTAGGAGGGCGCCAATCCCCCCTTGAGCCATGTCCCCAAAGCCACGTATAGTAACGTCTTCCATCGTATTCAGCCCCTGTATGGCGCTTCTGACGTCTTGGAGACCCCGCGGATCGGGCCGGGTCCTTATCATATATTTCACCTGTCCTTTCTCACCTTCTTCCGTTATCGACTGCCAGACATTGGTAAAGAGCAAGGGCAAATAGTTCCTCGCCTTGCCCGGCAGGTTGATCTGTGTCTCTATCTTCTTGGTCTTGTCGTCCTGAAAGATCGAAAGGTGACCCGTACAATAGAGGTTGATCGGCAAGCTGCTGATGCTGTTGAATACGTCTGTCAGCTTGGAGCCTACCACACGGTAGTCCCCAAGCTCCTCGATGTCGCCATACCTGTTGTTGATATATAGTTGCCTGTCCATCGTGGCCTTGGCCAAGAAAGTTAGGCTGTCGATACATAGCCATTGATAGCCATTGACCTCGAAGAACTTCTTCTCGACCTTCTCGTTGATATCATCGACCCACTTCATGTAGACTTGAGGCTCCCGCTTGGAGCCCTTCATGTGGTCGCTCTTGGCTCCTTTGTTAAAGCCCTTCAGGGTCGCGTCCATCTCCAGGAAGTCCGGGTAGAACTCTACGAAGTCCAGATCGCACCCTTTCAGGGAGCTTAGGCTGTTTGGGTCCAAGATATAGGCGAACTTTTTCCCAGGGAGCGTCCAAATCTGGCTGCTCTTGCCCGTTCCCGTCTTGCCGACCACCAGGATGCGTTGGGTGGTCTCTATGTCCGCGTCTCGTGCGTTGGGCATGCTGCCTGCTTTCTGTCACGTAGTGACCCCTAATTCGCTTGCGATACGTCACGTTGCGCCTGCTCCGCTGGCGGGTTAGGATCAGTCAAGGCTCTCACGGCCCACATGCAGCTGGTCTGCAACTCAGTGCAGGCGATCTGCAAGTCGCGGCTCAGGCCATACACCTGGCGGCACTTCTCCAGGGCGATCCAGACATTCTCGTAGTGGAATTTCAGCGCCTGAACGTCCGCCTTTCGACCTTCGGACAAGACGCCAAACTCCCGACGGAACGGATCGCCTATGAGGGACGGATCATCCACCGTCCTGATATGTAGGTCGGACTCTGAGGGATCAACAGCCTTGGGGCTGGGCTTCTTGGGAAAGTTAGGCATCGTCTGAGTGTCCTTCGTTCCGAACGATTGCTCTTACAACCAGCATGCAAGACCATTTAAGGAGCTTTCTGGCCTCATCGAGGTCTCGGCTGCCTCCGTACTTGCTCTCAGTATTCTCTATCGCCTGCCAGGGCGACGAATAGATCTCCTTGACATAGTTCAGGTCATTCACCTGATCTACGTTGAGGGGCGGCTGGTTGGCTTCAAAGGGATCGCCGTCAGGGATTGGCATCTGATATTCCTTCTATGGGTGGTAGGTGTTGCAGTGGGTCCCACTTTTTCTCTGTAAAGCCAGCGGGAATGGGCTTGTCCTTCGGATTGCTGTAGGCCTTACACATTCCAATGTAAGGACAGGCAGCCATGAAGTTCCAACAACTGTTAGTGTTCTTGGGAAAGGCCCGCATATACGGACTGCTTGCCAACTCGGCGTCGGCGTGTTTAGTATCGTTCTCCACCGCGTTGATCCATGTCAGAGTCTCCCACAGCCAACTATCGAGGTGCTGAAGCTGCCGTTCGATAGGGATATATTGGAAGCCCTCTTCTGATTTGTGCACCAGAGCTGCGTCCACCCAGACCCCACCCACCTGACCAGGGAACATCAGATGCAACGCATAAAGGTATCCATCGACTTGGGCGTTGGGACTAAAGCTATCGAGGAAGATTGCCTTGAACTTGTTGGGCTTCGAGTAGGCGGTTGTGGTCTTGTGCTCGATGCCCAGTACCTTCCCCCGACGCCTGACAATCTTGTCGATCTTACCTATATAGAACAGGTCGGGGTTGTTAGGATCAAGTGGGACTGCGAAGCCCTTCTCGACGGCAATCATCTCAAAGTCTTGGATAGTGCGGAGCCGGTCATCGACATAGGCTATTATCATTTCCATGGCCTGGGAAGGCGTTCTAGGAGCGTATTCCCGTTCCACCTCATAGTCGATCTCGTCAGGCGGAGGCATACCTTCTTCGATCCAATGCTTGAGGAACGCCTCATACCCCAGGAGGCAGAGGGTCTTCTTGCTCGGCGTAACGGCAGGGGGACACATGGCGGCCCAGATAGCCTCCATCGCGCTGTGCCACGCCCCGCCGAAAACGAGAGCCGTCTTGCGTCCATCGGGCTCCCAGTGGCGGACGTGACGGTAGTAGTAATAGCGGGGACAGTTTTTGTACGCACTAAGCCTGGTATTGTCGTATAGTCTCATGGCTTGCCGCCCTTCGGGCGGGAGTTCTCGCCCCTTAGCAGGTCTGCCACTTCTTCAGTCGTGACGTTGCGGGCTGCAAGCAGATAGTTGCAGCCCTGCGCTTTGATGTCAGTCATATAGCCGCACTGGTCGCAATGGCCCTTTGTATACAGGACGTTAGGGTCTTCCATCGTAAGGCGTTGTCCGCACTTCGCGCACGTAAACTTCTGGAAGCACTCCCTCCCTGCCAGGGCGTGGGCTTTCACGGCCTCCGCTATCACTTCGAAGGGGTGGTCGTTCGGTTTCCCTGACGGGGCTGAAATAGAGAGAATGCGTTGTGGTCTTGTGTTGTCGTTGGTCATAGGGGTAGTCTCCAGCCGGGGCGATAAAAAAAAGCCAGGCGGCCAACACGCCTATTACTAGCACCGTACCTCCAACCATATCGACGCGCTTGGCCTGCCGCATGAAAGAGCTGCCAAATCGACCGGCAGCCCGCTGCATGACCTTTGGGAACTCTGTGATTATGCCCCCGTCCCGAAAGTGGACGTTAGCATGTTGCTCCACAAAGGCCATTACTTCATTCATGGAGCTTGCGGCCATGAGACCAACCCCCGGAATAACGACAATGTAACCCCCCTTAGAACATTGCATGATAGATGGAACGATCATCTTGGTAATGCCGTGCAGCAAGGTGCCCCCACCAGCCGGCTCAACTGCCTCGATCTGAGGGACGTCCGCCCCCGGCTCCCGATGGAGACTGGACAGACTCTCGTGTTCTTGCATTTTCCACCTCTAGGTTGTCGATAACGATGGGCCTCGAGACGTACTTCTGGGTGTACCCATCGAAGACCAGATAATTGATCCGGCCGAAACGATGGGATAGTATCGAGGCAGCGACGACATTAACGGTAGTGGGACCGGCGAGCATTAGGTAATCGTCAGGCTCTGCGCCGGCCAGGGCGGCGGCTATGACGCGGTACAACTCAACCAGTGCCAGTTTGTTGAGGGTGCCCTGCGTCAGATAGGTCAGTTGGCCATACTGCTTGGCATCGTAAAAGTTGTGGGTAGACTTGACTGGCACATAGACGCGCGGGGAGCGCGTTTCTCTGAATGGCATTCCCATTGTCTCCGTTGTGATAGTTGGCAGGAGCCTCCCTTTGGGGGGTGCCGGGGGGAGACTCCTGCCGTTCGATCCAGAGAGTGAGGGCGGATAGGGGGCTATCCTCTCCTGGACCGAAACTGGTTAGGCCGCAGCGCCGGTCTCCTCACGGGCTTTGCGCAGTTCCGCCGCCAACGCCTTGCGATCCGCCGGAGACATCTTGGCCAGCTCTTCGCGGGCGCGCTCCAGTGGGGTGCGAGTGGCCTTCTTCAGTCCGGGCATCCACTCCGAGGCCATTGCCTGGATTTCCTCCGGGCTCTTACCGGCATCCATCCAGATCCTCATGCTCGCCTGGAGGGCGATGATGAGGGACCGGCGGACATGGGAGTAGACGACATCGCCTCCGAACTTCTCAATGCAACTCGGTAGATCGTCGGGCATCTCGTACTGGCACTGTGCAGAGCCACCTGTCCGGCGCTCAGATGAAATTTCAATAAGTGACACGTTTAACCTCCTGTTGTTGGGTTTGGCGTTCCGACAATGTGGACAATGGCATAACGCCAGCGGACGTGTCAACCGCTAAATATAGTTCACATTTGCGTGATCCCCATGCCGTACATCGTTCAATCAGCGGCCGCGCCGTTGGCCTCTTTCTTCGCCTTGCGAGCAGCTACCTGCGCCCTCTTGGCGATCCGCCAGTGGCGACGCTGCTCCTCGGTGTTCTTGAACTTGGCTCCCCTAGGGAGCTTGTTCTTCCGAGCGCCGGGGTCTTTTCCCAACATGGCGTCTACCTTCTTGGTAAGCAGAGTTGTCTTCTGCTTCTGGATGCTCTCAGGGGTGCGCCTGAACTGCTCATGAAGCTCCACTACTGTCCGGGCGACGTAGACCCATTTCATCTTGTACTCATGGGCCAGAGCGTCGAAGGGTATCTGAGGTGTTTCCCAGAAGATGTCATAGGCAGCTTCGGCAAGTTGGTAGTCCTTCGGCTTTTCCATGGTCTCAATCCTTCACCAGACGCCATACTAGTCCCTTGGATGCAGCAATCCCTATCATGGTCATATGGGAGGGCCGCCGGGTCTTTCCCTTTTTCCAATTCGCGATAGTCGAACGGGATAGGAAGGACTGTTTGTAGACCTCCGATACGGTCACTTCCCCCATTTGCTGCGTCAGGACGGCGAGGTCAGGATCGACGAGGGGCTTCTTGTAAGGAGGTCCCGTCTTCTTTTTCGATTTCACCATAAAAGTAGCCATTTACTTGTCTCCGTTGTACGGATCGCGGGTTAGATGTGGAAGAATGGCATGCCTACTGCGATCCAAATAAGCAGTGCCACGGAAAGGTAGAGGAGGATGCGATACACTATTTTCTGCATAGCAACTCCAGGACTAAGTCACCTGCATGACGCTTGCAGTAGGGCTGATCGTTCACTACATAAAGCGCCGCTAAGTGACAATTTGGGTCATGGTTAGGTCGATACATCTGAGTGAGCTTCCCGACTATCCCGACGCACTTGGTACGCCGGTAGGTGGACCGCTCGATGTGCATGATGAGTTCGACCTTGGGAGGTTTCATGCTAGTCCATCCTAGATACTTCGAAGGAGCCATCCTCCTGCACTATGGCTACCCAGGCACTCTCATATATGAAGATCCTCTCGTCCCGGAGCATGGTGCAGGCCAGGGGAAACTGGATAGGATCGCCTGGATACTTCAGTCCGTAGTTGGGAACCATCTCGAAGCCGGGGAAAGGCATCCAGCCTCCGAAGACGTATCGCTCCTGGAACTGCTCCTTAGCAGGTCGAGGGTCGGTGGCATCCAGGAATGTGGGGATCATGCCGAGATGCTCGGCCGTT